CTCGGATTAGTTTAGTGGTAAAACTCGTGGTTTGGGACCATGGGTCGGAAGTTCGATTCTTCCATCCGAGACCAGATATTTGGGGACAGTAGTGGGCTACGGTTCTCCCTTGCAAGGAGGATGTCTAGAAGGATTCGATTTCCTCGGTCTCCACCATTTTAAAAACATTCTGAGTGACTACAATGGACAACAGTAAACTTACAAACGCCGGCCAATGTAAGAACCTGCCATGAAGTAGGGTCACCACGAGATTCAAGTACTCAGCAGAATGTTTCTAAAATGGTTCAGTAGCATAGCGACTAATGCAACACCTTCATACGGTGTCTATCGTGAGTTTGAGTCTCACCTGAACTACCATGGGCGATTCGTATAGTGAATAATACACGAGGCTACGAACCTTGAAACAGGAGTTTGATTCTCTTATTGCCCTCCATTTTATGCCCTTGTAGCTCAGAGGAAGAGCAATGTGTTGATAACGCATAGGCCGACATTTCGAAATTGTCCAAGGGTACCATTTTTAGGATAGTAACAGCAACTAAAATACTTCAAATTTGTAACTTGAAAAGTAAATTCTATCCTGTTGTTTTATGTCTCTTTGGTGTAGTGGTAGCACAACGGTTTCCAAATCCGTTAGTGGGAGTTCGATTCTCTCAGGGGATGCCAGATTTATAGAAAGGTGATTGATATGAGAAATTTCGACATTCAAGAAGTTAAAGATTTTGTATTGGCTCAAGGTCCAGATACGAAAGTTTACCTTGGTGCTGACTCTGAACGTATCAGAGTAAACGGTGTCTGGTACGCCGATTATGCTTTGGCTGTCGTAGTTCATATTGATGGCCGCCACGGTTGCAAAATCTTCGGTTATGTTCAACGTGAAATTGACTATGACCATAAGAAAAGTAAACCTGCAATGAGACTGATGACCGAAGTTTACAAGGTTTCAGAATTGTTCCAGGAAATGCAGGACGTATTAGAAGATAGGCATGTTGAAGTTCATTTGGACTTGAACAAATCTGACCTTCACGGTTCTTCTTGTGTTGTTCAACAAGCGATTGGTTATATCAAAGGTACATGTAACATGACACCTATGGTTAAACCAGATGCACCTGCTGCAAGTTTCTGTGCTGACAGATTGAAAAGAATCTTGGCTGAACAAGAACTAGCAGGAGTGTAACAGACCCCCGTGAATAAACACGGTGAAAAATTCCAAAGTTTACTTTGGGGTGGTTATAGTGTAGTGGTAGCACCCAACTCTGTGAAAGTTGTAGTATGAGGTCGGTACTCATTAGTCACCCCAAAGTAAATTTATGCCTTGTTAGCTCAGTGGTAGAGCTCCCTCCTTACAAGTGGGATGTCGGCGGTTCGAACCCGTCACAAGGTACCAATATGCCGATATAGCTCAGTTGGTAGAGCAGTAGATTGAAAATCTATGTGTCAGCGGTTCGACTCCGTTTATCGGCACCAAGTTTTGTAAGTGTAGATGTTGAGAAATCTGGTGTAGGCATACACTAAAGAAAGGTCATGCGCTGGAACCGAAGACCAAGTAACGACTATCACTACGTACCTCTATCCAGTCGGCCGCTTCGAAGAAAATACTGGTAAAATGATGTGAAATGAGCGAGGTCACATTACTTACAAATTAAATATGCCCCTGTGGACAAATCTTGGTAAAGTCGCCTCTCTCAAACAGAGGAGTATAATTTGTCGGTTCGAATCCGACCAGGGGTACCAATATGGGTTATAAGCTTAAGTGATGAAGCAACCGGCTCTTAACCGGAAGAACAGAGTTTGATTCTCTGATGACCCACCAATTTTGGGAACGTGATGTAAAGGTAGCATAGCATAGCAAAAAAATTATCCTGACAAGGATAAGTTCTGCATAAATCTAGCTCAACTCTGTAAAAGTTCTTGTCCGTGGTTCGAATCCCGGCGTTCCCACCAATTTTTGAGATAGACGTTTGGATGGAGTCCCTTGTGCGCTAGGTCCCTATTCTTGAGACTGACACACCAGTAGCAACACAAGGTCGTTAAACTCTCCTATACGAGACAATCAGTTGAGTCCTTGAGAAAGATAAACTGGCTCTCAAAACCTATTTGCTCCTATAGTTTAATGGCAGAACAAATCCATGGTAAGGATTAAATGAAAGTTCGATTCTTTCTTGGAGCACCAAGTTGTTTTATTTCGGTAGGAATTAGAGGTTCAACTTGCCTTTTAGGGAAAGTTGGTGTATAATTCTTCTCACAAGAATGTGATTTAGATTCTTTATATGGATATTTTTGAGCGACTTTCCATAAGTCAGGTTCAGCAGATTTAAATTTTTCCATATAAAGTATTTATTGCGGACGTGGTGTAATGGTAGCCACGCTGGTCTTAGAAGCCAGTGCCTAGTGCGTGTGAGTTCGAGTCTCACCGTCCGCACCAAACAACCGGCCTTAGTATAATGGATAATACAGCGGTCTTCTACACCGTGAATATGGGTTCGATTCCTGTAGGCCGGACCAATTTTTAGGAGTGCATAATGCCAGCAACTTTTCTTGTTAGTGACACACACTTTGGTCACGCTGGAGTGTGCCGTTTTACCCATGAGGGTACAGACGTAAAGATTCGACCATGGACTGATCCTGCTGAAATGGATGAGGAAATGGTGAAGCGTTGGAACGAAACAGTCCGACCAAACGACAAAGTATATCACCTTGGTGATGTAGTGATTAACCGTAAAGCACTTTCAATTATGAGTAGACTTAACGGTGACAAGGTTCTTATCCGTGGTAACCACGACATTTTCCGTGATGATGAATACAGACAATACTTCCGTGAACTTCGTGCATATCATGTACTTAACGGAATGATTCTCTCACACATTCCTATTCACGAGCAAAGTCTTGGTCGTTTCGGTACAAACATTCACGGACACCTCCATACAAATCGTGTGATGGAATGGAATGGTTATAGAAACATTATTGACACAAGGTATCATTGTGTCTGTGTTGAACAAACAGACTTTAGACCAATTCTTTTTGAAGATGTTATTAAACGAATCAAAGATGAAGGTGGTGAAGTAGGATTTAGGAACGGAAACGGACCTACGATGTAATGTGCGAGTGTGGTGGAATGGTATACACAGCAGACTTAAAATCTGCCGCTTCATTGATTGAGGGTTCAAGTCCCTCCACTCGCACCAAGTTAGATCTGGCAGGGGTAAACTTACATAGTAAGTTGACGGGATGAGAGGTCCTTAAGCGAGCTACACGCAACACACGCCCTGCGGAATGTAGCAAAAATATTTTTAATTAGATAGCCAAAATATGTTGACAAGAACGTAAAGAGGCTATATAATTAATACATACGCTGCTAACACAGTAGTATAAATGTTCTTTAAAAACTGATAGCATATTTTGCCCCGATGGTGGAATGGTAGACACGGTGGTCTTAGAAGCCACTGCCTAGTGCGTGAGAGTTCGAGTCTCTCTTGGGGCACCATATAGCAACACATTAGCGACAATTTAACGGATAAGCAGGAATTTATTCCTCCGTGCTATGCAGAAGGCTTTGTATAGCGGTTAGTGTGTTTCTATATGGTAAAGAATATAAGGGTGGTTTAACATCCTGTAGGCGGTTCGCCGTCTACGAAGAATAAGCACAGCGATGTGCCCAAAGGAGGTATGCCTACATAACTCCGCTGTCCCCCACAGTTCATTTAGACAAGCCTGCTCAGGTCCGTGAGGATCCGATCACTCAGCGACGGGTGGTTGTAACAATGACGCTGGATGTTGTGGAAAGAACGTTTGCTTACAAGCC